CCGTCGAGGCTGATGTCGTCGGCCTTCTCGATCGGGGCGCGGGTCTTGCGGGCGAAGAGGGTGCTGTCGGCCGCGATCAGGCCGAACTCACGGATGACCTTGCCGTTCGCCTCGGTGGTCTCCAGTCTCCAGTCGAACTGCACCCGGCCGGGGCCGGGGTAGCTGTGGCCTTGCAGGTTCTTGATGAAGGGCGCGGTGAGGGCGGTGTCGTCGGGCGTCGGCCCGCTGCCATTGGTGCCAACCCCGATGCGGTTGATGGTCTTGCCCGCGCCGTCGCCTGCGATCAGCTGGGCCAGCGCGGTGCGTGCACCCACCATGATCATGTTGTCGTCGCGCCAGCAGTCGATCAGAACCCCGCTGCGGCGGATGTTGATCAGGAGCGAGCCTCTCAGGGCGATTGTTTCGGTGGCGTTCATGGCACCCTCAATAAGCGGTTAAATCGGTGGTAACGGGGCCTGAATGGAACACGCCGGTGTAGAACGGGTGCGCGCCCGTGTGTCCGATCGATCCATCGTAAAGGTCGCCCGCGTGGCGGTACCGGCCGTCATGCCGGATGTGGCGCGTCAGCCGGATCGGCATGGCCAGATCGGCCAGCGGGGGCTGGTCCGCGCCATAGTTGATGGCCGAGTGCAGGTAGTGGCCATTGTAGGAGGGCAAGACCTCGATCCGGTCCTCGGCCGCAAGGTCGATCCCCATCGCCAGCAGGACGCGCTGGCTGTCATGGCGCTCGCCCGCCTCGCCCCATCCCGAGTAATCGGCCGAGGCGTCGTGCGCCAGGGCCGCATCATGCAGGTGCCGGGTGCCGTGATCATGCTGGATCGCGCCGTCATAGCGCCGCCCCCATGGCAGCACGTCCTCCGCGAAATGCCGAACCGTGGTGTCGGCCTCCTCGCCCGGCTCAAGGCTGTCCTCGACGCCCGCGCGAAAGCCGATATCCACCAGGTGTGAACGGGCATTCTTCCAGCGCTCGATCAGCGCCACGAGGCGGGTGATCTGGGCGGCATCCATCGCCTTGTTCTCGCCAAGGTCCAGCAGGACGCGGAACAGCGCCCAGCGGGTGCCGCCACCATAGGTCTCGACGGCCGAGTAGGTCTTGTCTCCGTCATAGAGCGCAATCGGCAGACCCTCGACGATCTCGGCATCGGCATAGCCGAGCGCCTTGACCGCCTCACGGATGGCCCAAGGTGTGCCGCGATGGCGGTGCAGATCGAGAGCGCGGCGGATCAGGGCGCGGCGCTCTTCGGGCGTGGTTGCCAGATCCCAGCCATCGTCGCCCAGGATGTTGAACTGCCAGGCGAGCAGCGACAGGGCGCCTTCGGGCAGATCGTCGATGCGGTAGACCAGAAGCGTGGTCAGGTCGAGATTGTCGAGCCGCCCGATCAGCTTCAGCAGGGCGCGGCTGCGCTCGTCATCGATCCCGGCGGGCAGAAGGCGCAGATCGTCAGCCATCGGCGGACCCCACCAAGGTGATCGCGATGCCTTCGCAATCGGCCCATTCCTCCGCGCCCAGCTCGCGCCAGGCGGGCGTGGTCATCTCGACGCGGTAGACGCCCGCAACCGACAGGGCCGAGATGAACTGGCTGGGCACGAGGTCGCGGCCAAGCCCGGCGCGCCGCTCGGCCGCATAAGCTTCGGCCGCCTTCTGGACGGCGGCCATGGTGCTGGTCGGATCGGCATTGCGATAGAGCGTGACCTGCGCGGCGATCTGGTAGCCCACGCGCACAGGAGCCGCGACCTCGACTTTGTCGGTGAGCGGGCGGACCTTGTCATCCGAGACCACCTCGGCCACCAGGTCGAGCATCTCGGATCCCGGCAGGCCGGTGTCGGTCAGGATGTGAATGCGCACGACGCCGGGGCGCGGGCTGAGCACGGCCGCGTCGATGATGGATTGATGCGCGCTGACCGCATGCCAGCGGTAGGCCCCCACGGGACCCGCAACCGAAAAGCTCTCGGGGGCCTGCTGGATGCGCGCGCGCAGGCGGTCATCGGTTTCCCCGGCGCGCCCGCCATAGGTCATCGAGACATTGCTTGCAGAGACGCCCGGCAGCGGGTCGAGGAGCGACGACACCTGCCCCGGAATATAGCCGTTGCCCGCAGGCCCGGCGGTCTCCGCCTTGGCCCCAGCCTCGATCGACAGCGCTCCTGCGGGGATCTCTGCGGCGGCATCGGTGGCGAAGGCCACGCGGCCATCGCCCGTGCGCACCCGCGTCCCGGCTGGAATGACGGTGACCGAGGCGCGCGGCTCGGCCAGGCTGAACGAGAGCGTGACGATCGCCGGAGCCTCGGCAAGCCGCTCGACACCCAGAAGCTCGCCCAGATAGTCGAGCATCGGGAAGGCGGCGAAGGCCAGCAGGTTCTGCTTGGCGGCCTCCTGGATGGCCACTCGGATCAGGCTTTCGCGGTAGGCGATCAGGTCGATGATCAGGCGCTCGACCTGGGCGGGCTGCAGCTTGCGGCCGGTATACGCCTGGTAATCGGCCACCATCTCGGCGGTGAGCGCGGCCGGATCGCGATCGACGAAGTTCGGCTCAGGCAGCGACATCGCGCACCTCCGTGGCGATCATCTCGCCCCGACCATCCAGCCGCCACTCGACCGTGATGTGCAGATGCGCCGACAGCTCGATCGGCACCATGCGGATCACCTCGATGCGCGGCTCCCATTGGCGCAGTGCATCGATCCCCTCGCGGATCACATGAGGGATGGCCTCGCCGGTCGGCAGGTCGATATAGCGCCACAGGTCCGATCCGAACTCGGGCCGGTGCGGCACCGAGCCCTTGGGCGTCATCAGGATTGTGCGGATGCACTGATTGATGTCGTCGATGCCTGCGACGATCTCGCCGTGCGCATCGAGACGCGGCTGCCAGTCTGCGGCGGTTATGTTGCGGATATCCTGAACCATGGCCGGACCATGGCCCGCGCCCGCGCGAGGTCATACCCGGACAGGTGTCCGGGTCACGTCTTGCAATGTCGGGGATGGCTAACCGTAACCGTCTTTTGCGCTCACGCCAAGCACCCAAAGGCTCACTGCGGCGGCCCGGTCAGGACCCCGATGCTTTCGGGGTGGATATGGGTGTCGCCCACGTTCTTGCCGTTGTGGGTCAGGGCCGGGCCGGTGATCGCCACACCCGCCGGGGAAATCTCGACCTTCGTGCCGCCGACCGACAGGGTGAAGGTCTGCCCGCCCTTGTCGTAGGTCAGCGATGCTCCGTCGCCATAGACGATGGTATGAACATTCGGATCGGACGAGGGCGGCGCGTCGGCCGCCGAGTAGATCGCGCCCGCGATGACCCCGGCCTCTTCGCCCTGGTCCATGATCACGACGACATGCTCGCCCACGGTGGGCATCCAGTAGGTCCGATCGGTTCGGGTGCGGCCCTGCAGCACCTGCAGCCAGTAGGATTGCACGTTGTCATGGTCGGGGAACTGGACCCGGCCCTTGGCGGTCGCCGGGTCGATCTCTGTCACGATGCCAATTCTAAGCGACACGGCGCACCTCGATCTCGGTTGTGTAGCCCGCGCCGCGCTCGATGCGGTGGCGGGAGGTTTCGACATAGTAGCGCCCCGACAGCTTGCCCATCAGCGCGACCTCGATCACGTTGCCCGCGATCATGCGGTGATCGCCTACGATCTGGATGCGGCCGCGCAGGCGCTTGGCGTTGGCGCGCTTCAGCTCGGCCTCGGCGCGGGTGCGGGCCTGAGCTTCGCTCTCGACCCGCGCGCGCACCTTCAGCGTGTCGCCGGTGGTGATATCCTCGGCCTCGACCGTGACAGAGATCAGCTGCGCGGTCTCGGGGTCGTGGTAGGACAGGGTGCATTCCTTGTAGACCTCGTGGGTCTTGTCCGTGAAGGCGAAGCGCTTCATCTCGGTGCGCGGGATCAGCGCCACCGGGTCTTGCGCCTCAAGGCTGGCGATGGTCGAGAAGAACAGGACCGTGTCGCGCACTGCGAAGACATGGGCGTATTCCTCGGCCACGCGGCGCAGGAACTCAAGGTCGCGCTCGTCGTTCTGGGTCACCCGCTTGATGGTGATGTCCTCGATCTCGCCCTCGACCGTCAGCCCGTGCTCGCCCGCGATCTGCTCGGCAATCTGGCGCAGCGTCTTGCTCTCGAAGGCGCGGGTCTTTGTGGTGCGCAGGCTCGCGGTCACCGGGGCCGCCAGGCCGCGCACCGTGACCGTGTCGGGCGGGCCGTCGAAGCTGATCTCATCCACCTCGAACTTGCCGCAGGGCAGAAGGCCCCGGCCGATCCAGCCGATCATGAGGTCCATCACGTCGCCCTTCTCGGGGTACCAGCTGCCCTTCCAGCGGTGCATGCGATCCTCAAGCCGGACCTCGATCTCGTCGGACTTGCCGTGGTCGGCATCGGTGTAGACGATCATCAGCGCATCGCCTGCGATATCGCCGGTGATGTCCGCCCCCGAATAGGTCAGGACCCATTTCGCCTCGGGAACGATCATGCCTGGCGGCCCCGCTTCCAGGGCGGAAGATCGCGATCGAGCACCACCTCATCCGCGATCACCGGGATCCGCAGGCGCTGCCCTGCCGCGATGAACGGCCGGATCGGCACGGTCGGATTGGCCAGGATGATCGGCTCATAGAGGTGCGGGTCGCCATAGTAGGTCCAGGCCAGCAGGTCCCAGCGGTCGTTGTCCGAGGTCAGGTGCTCGACATAGTCCATCTCAGGACCTCACGATGCTGGACGGCGGCACCGAAGAAGGCGAGCCGGAGGGCGGCGCGGCCGCAGGTGCGGTCTGGACATTCGACCCGGCCCCCGAGGCGCGGGCGGCATTGTTGACCACGCTGATGATCGCGCCCAGCAGGCCGCCCAAGCCCCCATGCTCCATCAGGGTGACCTTGGCCACCACTGCCACCAGCCCGCCGCGCCGGTCGGTCTGGCGCGTGGTGGACTGGATCTGCTTGATCACGAACATGCCGACATACTGGCCCGAGCCGTAGATGAAGGGCAGCGCGGTGCGCATGGTGCCCGCGATGCGCAGCTTGGCAAGCTCGGCCTCGGGGTTGCAGTAGCTGACATGGAACACCAGGTCGATCGTGACCTCCTCCAGCGCCTCGCCCATGTATTGCAGGCGGGGCTTGCCCTCGATCACGTCATGCTTGGCGTAATCCCAGGAGCGCTTGTTGGTGACCCCCTCGAAATAGGTGATGAGGCGGAAGCTGATCGGGCCGAGCATTGCGAACATGGGGTCTCTCCTCAGTAATCGCGGCGGGACTGGCGGGCCAGCTCGTCCTGGACCAGCTGCACAAGCTCGTGGCCCATCGACCGCATAAGCTCCTGCATCTGCTCGCGCGACTGGAAGCCGTCGCCGCCGCCCGCGCCGCCCTGCATGGTGATGGTGGGGTTGAAGTTGATCTCGACCCGCGTCCCGGCATCGCCCCCGGCCGCGCCGGTGGCCGACATGGCGGGCGCGCTGCCCGGCTCGCCGGTCAGGCCGACCTGTGGCAGGGCGCTCGCGGCTTGCAGCACGGGCAGGTTGGTCCGGCCGATCTCGGGCACCTGGGCGGCCATGGCGGGCAGGCTCATGGTGGCCCCGGCCAGCGCCGCCGCCATCCCCGCTGTCAGGCGATGCACTGCCGCTACGGCAGGCGCGGGGCGCACGGCCCCCGCCACCGTCTCGGAGAACCGCACCCGATCCAGATCCGACAGCGGGCCGATCTTGGCGGGCGAATGGGGCAGGTGGTCGCGCATGGCCTGCACGGTTTCGCGCGTGGCCTCGATGGCTTGTGCAGCCCCGGCGCGGATGCCTTCGGCCAGGGTGCGCATGAAGGCGATGCCGTGCGAGCGGAAGGACACGCCCTGCAGCACGGCCGTGGCCGAGCGGATCGCGGCTTCGGCGGCGGCGGGGATCCCGCCTGCCTGCGCGATGGACTGGCCTGCGGCCACACCCACTGCCTCGACGCCCGTCTGGGCGGGGGCAAAGTCCACGCCCTCAAGGCGCTCCAGGTCGGCCGCCAGCGCCTCGACGGCCGCCTGCGCCCGCTCGATCGAGGCAGGATCGCGGATCGCCATCTCGGCCGCATCGCCGCTTGAGAAGATCGTGGTGAGCCGGTTCCAGGCAGCGCCAGCCATGTCGGCCGCGCCCGAGATGATCCCGACCACGGTTTCCCCGATGCCGCCAAAGGCTTCGCGGATCGTCTCAAGGGGCGACCAGGCAAAGAGTGCGCGCATGCCATCCCAGATCGCAGTGATCGCGGCGAAGGCGGTCTCGAACGGGGCCTGCATCGCGGCCGCCACCGCCGACCAGTCGAGCGCCGGCATCTCGGGCAGCACATCGGACCAGCTGAAGCTCGGGATGTAATCGAGCCAGTTGAGGGGCGAGATCCACGTCAGCCAGTCCACGGCCCCAGAGACCGCGCCGGACAGATCGAAGCTCGGCACATAAGCCGACCAGCTCAGCGAGGTGATCCAGTCACCCCAGGCCAGGGCGCTGCCGATCACCTCGGCCCAGCTGAAGCCGGGAATGAAGTCGAGCCAGCGCAGCGGGATCAGCCACGAAGCCCAGTCCAGCGCGGTCAGCGCGCCCGCCCAGCTGAAGGACGGCACATAAGCCGACCAGTCCAGCGCCATCACCCATGCGCCCCAGTCGAGGGCGGTCTCGATGATCGCGGCCCAGCTGAAGCCGGGGATGAAGTCGAGCCAGCGCAAGGGCGAGACCCACGAGACCCAGTCGAGCACCTGGAGCGCATTGTCCCAGGTGAAGAGGGCGACGAACTCGGGCCACGACAGGCTGGTGATCCAGTCCGCCCAGTCCAGCACCGAGCCGATCACGGCCGACCAGCTGAAGCCGGGGATGAAATCCAGCCAGCGGATCGGCAGGATCCACGAGGCCCAGTCCAGGACCTGAAGCGCGTTGTCCCAGGTGAAGAGGGCGACGAACTCCGACCAGCTCAGCGAGGTGATCCAGTCCGCCCAATCGAGCACCGCGCCGATCACCTCGGCCCAGCTGAAGCCGGGAATGAAATCGAGCCAGCGCAGCGGCATCAGCCAGCTGAGCCAGTCGAGCACCGTCAGGAAGTTCTCCCAGGTCAGCAGCCCCACGAAATCCGCCCAGCTCAGGCTGGGGATCATGCGCGCCCAGTCCAGCCCCTGCGCGAGCCACCCGGTGACCCGCGACCACCAGCTTGTCACCCAGCTTGAGAACCCTTCAAAGGCCGTTTGAACGTCCGCCCAGAGACCCGTGAAGAACTCCGAGATCGGCTCCCAGTAATACCAGACCAGGAGCGCACCGGCCGCGATCGCCGCCACCGCCAGCCCGATCGGGTTGGCCATCAGCGCCAGCCCGAAGGCCCGCGCCGCCACCGCCGCCGCGCGCAACCCCGCCACCACCCGGCCCGCCGCCGCAGCCCCCATCGCCATCAGGCCCGAAATGAAGGACGGGATCGCCGTCGCCGCGCCGAGCAGGAGCCTGTAGCTGAAGTTGAGAATCGCGCCGGACGCCGCGATGATCTTTGGCCAAAGCCAGACAAAGCCCATGCCGATGCGGGCGAGCACCTGCAGCCCGACCCCGGCCATCATCGCAAAGCCGCCCACCACCGACAGGATCGGCGCGACCACGGCCAGCACCCCGGCCCCCAGCAGCGCGGCGCGCAGCGCGATGCCTGCGATGGTCGGATTGGCCTCGGCCCAGCCCATGATCGACTGCACCACGCCGGTGGCCGCCCGCGCCACATCGGTCAGCACCGGCAGAAGCATCGTGCCCAGCGTGATGTTGAGCCCCTCCATGGCCGAGGCGAACTCGGTCTGCGCGCCTCGGAAGTTGTCGCCCATCTCGGCCGCGACCTGCGCGGCCCGGCCCTGGCTGGCCATCAGCTGGTCGACATAATCCCCGATCGACTGACCCTGCGCCAGCAGCTCGGCCGCGCCCGCCGCCGCCTCGACCCCGAAGATCGTGCCGATGATATCGAGCTGTTGCTGGGTGCCCAGATCCCCGATCGCATCGCCCACCTCGCCCAGGATGGTGACCATCGAACGCATGTTGCCCTGCTCGTCGGCCACCGACACGCCCATCGCATCGAGCGCCGCCGCCGCCTCGCGCGAGGGCGCGGCCAGCCGCTGCAGCATGGCGCGCAGCGTGGTGCCCGCCTGGCTTGACTGGATACCGGCATTGCCCAGAAGGCCCGCCATCGCGGCGGCCTCTTCCAGGCTCATGCCAGCGGCGCGCGCGACCGGCGCGATGTAGCGCATCGTGTCGCCCAGCATCGGGATATCGGTATTGGCGGTGGTGAAGGTCGCCACCATCACATCCGCGACCCGCGTCATCTCGGCGGCATCGAGCCCAAAGCCCGACAGGATGTTCGAGGCGATATCGGCGGTGGTGCCCAGATCGACCGCGCCCGCGCGGGCCAGCGCCAGCATCGACGGCATCGCCGCCATCTGCTCTTGCGCGTCAAAGCCCGCGCGCGCCAGGAACCCCATGCCCTCGGCCGCCTGGCTGGCCGAGAAGGCGGTGGTGGCCCCCAGCTCGCGCGCCTGGGCGCTCAGCGCCTCGAACTCGTCGCCGGTGATATTGGTGGTGACGGCGCGCACCAGCGCCATGGATTGTTCGAACTGGGCGGCAGCCTCGATCGGGCCGTTGATCGCCGCCATCATCTGGTTGGCGGCCCCTTGCGTCATCGCCCCCGCGATCGACATGCGGGTGCCCCAGTCCTGCATCTCGCGGCCGCGCGCGGCCATCCGGTCGAGCCCCTCCATCGACCGCACCATCTCGCGCACCGGGCCTGTCAGGTTGTCAACGGCGGCGATGATGACCGAAAGGTTGAAGATGCTGTCCATTTCGGGTTATTGTCCTTCGTGACAAACAAGAGGTGGCGCGATGGAAATCCTGATGCTGTTCTTCGTCCTCTTCGGCGTGGGCGCCCTGCTGGGTCTGGCCTATGTCGGGCTGAAGGCGATCTTCATGACCGTGCGCGGAACCGGCGCTCTTGCGAAGACGGTCAGCGGCGGCCTTTCAGAAGGCTGGCAGCGGGCCAAGGCGGAGCACGAAGCCGCCCAGGCCGCTAAGGCTGCGCGGCTTCGCGAGCGTCCCTGACCGCCTTGGCGTGATCGACGGCCTCTTCGATCCAGTCGTTGAGGTCGGTGATCTCCATCCCGTCCACCTCGGCCGCCGACCACTTCGTCACCGTGATCAGGGCGAAGGCATCCCTTGGGGTAGGGATTTTCCCGGCAGGCCACCCATGATCGCCGTCACGTCCTCCATGTCCATCTCGTCCAGGTCCTCGGGCAGCACCGCGTTGCCGTCGATGGTGGCCAGCGCGGCGGCCAGCGCCATCGAATAGCCGATCGGGTCCTGCGCGGGGTTCACATGCCGCGCGGCGATGCGCATGTCGCGCCCCTTGCCCTTGCGCAGCACCACCACCTTGCCCGAGGCGGGCAGCGTGATCGTGCGGGTGTCGTCGGCCTTGGCGGCGGTCTCGGTCTTCTCGCTCATGGTCTTTCCTTCGTCTCAGAGTGTCAGGGGTTCAGCCCCGGCCGGAACGCGCCCGGCCAGGTGGGGATCAGCCGCCGATGTTCAGGCGGTAGGTGGCCAGCACATCCGCGCCCGCGACCTTGTAGATGTTCTCCAGCACGTCGAACTCGAAGATCTCCTGGCTGTCGATTTCCATCTTGGCGTAATAGACCGACAGGTTGCTGTCGGGCACCACGCGGTCATGCTGCTTGAAGGATCCCAGCGGGAAGTCCTTGTAGGCGGCAATCAGCGAGACCATCACCGGCACCTCGGCCGTGCGGCCCTGCCCGGTATAGGTCTCCAGGCTGGAGCGCGCCTGCAGCCGCACCGTCTTGAACGGGTTGGCCGCCTCGCGCAGCACCTCGGAATAGAACGAGGCCCACTTGACCTTGCATTCCATCTTCTCGACGCCCGAGAAGAACTCGGCCGTGCCGACCATGCCGAGCGCCTTGTGCTCCTGCATCTTGTGCTTGACCTGCGGCAGCTCCAGCTCCTCGGCGCGCCCCAGGAGCGACGAGCCGTTCATGTAGAGGTTGACGTTTGTCAGGTGGTTGATCGCAATCTTGTTGCTCATGGGTCAGGCCCCTTTCACTGGCCGCCGAGCTGGTTAAGCAGCTCGATGTTGATGAAGCTCTCGAACGTGATCCGTTCGGCAGGCGTCGGCGGCATGAACTCGATGTCGAAGACCAGGTGGCCCGCCGCGATCTGGGTGGCCTCGTTCTTCGCCGGGTCATAGCTGCACTTGCCGTCGATCAGCGCCCCGCGCCCGATCAGGGTGCGGATGAAGCTGTTCACGCTCTCGCGGATGTCGTCGATCAGCGCCTGGTTGATCGGACGGTCGATGAACTGCAGCATCGACAGCTCGACGCTCTCATGCAGCATGTCGGCCACCCGGCGGATCGGAATGAAGTTCTTGGGGTGGGTCACCGAAGGCCAGGCGGCCGAGCGGTTGCCCCAGACCCGCAGGCCCGAGCCGAACGAGTTGAAGACCGTGACGATCCCGTTCTCGTTGAGCAGGTTCACATCCGTGGTCGGGTCGTTGATCATGGCCGACAGGCGGCGCTCGACACCCACGATCCCCTTGATGTCGTGGTTCGACGGGCTGACCCAGTAGCCCTCGTCGTTGTCCACCGCGCAGATCACGCCCGCCAGCCGCTGGCTGTAGGGCTCAAGCCGCTCGGTGTCGGTCGCCAGGTCATAGACCTTCAGGTGCGGATAGCACAGCACCATGCGCTCGCTCGACGTGTTGAAGTTGATCGAGCCATTCGGCCCGCGCCCGGCGATCGCCTCGGCCATGGTGGTGCCGATCGGCGCATCGGCCAGGGCGATGGCGCGCAGCTTGCCCGCCATCACGTCAAGCTCGGCCGTGACCGAGGTGAGCGTGCCGTAGACCGGCGCGATCAGGATCTTCGGCCAGAAGCCCATCTCGGCATAGCAGTCGAGGAATGCCTGCATGCCGGTGCGGTTGCCCGACACATCGACCGCGCCGATGATGTCCGAGGGCAGCACCTTCTCGGGATCGGCAAAGTCATAGGCGGCCTTGACCGTCTCGGCGGCCGAGATCGCGCCGCCGGTCAGGCGGGTGACGATGCCGGTGGCGGGGTCAAGCGTGTAGTCGGTGCCCGCCACATAGGTGGTCGTGGCGGTGGCATCGGTCAGGACCAGGGCGAACACGCCCTTGTGGCCGAGGTCGGCCGTCTCGTCCGCACCGAAGGTCACGTCCTTCGCTGCCTGGGCGGTGACATGGGTCTCGGGGTCGAACACGTTGACCACCACGACGATGCCGCGGCCCTGGTCGAAGATCGCGTCGAGCGCCTGGGGGATGGTGTAGCCCTCGATCTGGGTGCCGAAGTAGCGGGCGGCATCCCGGTCGGACTGGATCAGCACCGGCTTGTTGAGGCTGGCGAGCGTCCCGTCGACCTGGAAGATCGGCGCGGTGCCCACGAGGCCGACCACGGCGGTTTTCACGCCCCGGATCGGGCGCGGCCCCTTGTCGATCTCGATGGTCTCGACGCCATGCAGGAAGTTGGCGGCCATTTACTTTCCCTCCTTCTCGCCCGAGGCGGATGCCGGGCTA